TGCAAACTTGGCTCGTTGGTGCGCTCGACGCGATTCTTGTATCGCATCATCTACGGCATACATCTGTTTTTTCCGCTTCTGCCATTCTTCCGTCATCGTTTCTTCCACTAGTCCTAACCGCTGTCGTGACCGGTTCCCCTGCCACGCATCCTGAAAGGTATGTAGCACATTTTCTTGTGCCCGTTTCGCCTTCGAAAATAATTGTTCCAGTTCCTCAAATTGCCGCTCTTTCTTGATTTGTTCTTTCCAAGCGTCTTCTTCCCGTTGTCTTGGTTGCATTGCTATGTATCCCCCTGACCTATTTTTTACTTCCCATCCATTCGATTCCTTTATGTAGCATATCCCCAATGCCTTTTCAGATGCCACAAACGCTTTTTCCACATGCTTCAAATTCGCCGTATCTTTTTGAAACGCAGCTGGAGCGGATGCCGTCATTTGTGCAAACTCCATCGCACCTTCTACTAGTTGTCTCGCGCTACCAGTTGAATAGGATACACTTGGCTTTGGTTGTAATTTCAATGTATTTGTCGTCGCTTGAATCGCATTCGCGTGTTCGGCTAACCGACCGCTCGGCAATTGTATCTTTTTCGCCATTTTATCCATCCCTTTCCATTGTTATTTTCTTCTTAATCATACCATATTTGGTACATAAAAAAAAGCCCTTATCCGAAAAAATGGATAAGGGCTTGGATTCCTATAAAACTAACGTACTGTTGCACCTGTGATAGGGTTAGCGTAAATTTGAACGCGCCCAAATTGGACGGTTTGGATCTCGTAGACATCCGAACCGCGATTTTTTAGAACGGGGTAGCTGAGCCCACCAAATTTCGCTGGTTTTAAAAAGGCTTTGGTATTCGCTTTGATAGGACTAACGGTAAGCCCATAAATACGCCATGTGCTTGCTGTGGCTGGTAGGTATATCTTCCGTCCTGTTACCACTGGTATCACAACCTTAATATCTCGATTACGTACCCATGAGTTGATACCCGCAAGTCGCACGCGATCCGTTTTAGTTTGCAAAATCGTATAGTTGCTCCCTTTCACAAACGCTGGAATGACTTGCCCCGTAACGTATGTTTTAGCACTTGGGAGCACCTTCACGTTAGCTCCCGCCACAATATTACTTGGGACATTGGGCTTCGGTGTCTCTGTGATTGGTGGGGTATTAGGCGAAACTGCCGTATCTCCTGTATACGCTACTCGCAAATCTTTTTCTAGTTGCACCATTGACACGCCGTTTTGTTGAAGCCATGCAATCGGATCTTGGTGGTTGGTACCGCCTAAGTTTTTGCTGATCCATGCATGTGTCACAAAACCTTTCTTCCCTTCATTGAACGCCATCGGAATATTGTATTGCTTCGCATAATAAACCGCTATCTCTAGCCAATTATGATAAGCTTTCGTGAAGTTGCCTTTTCGCACTAATTCCACATGGATGGCATATCGATTGGCGGTTGCTCCCGCGCCCCATGCAGTATAGTTCGTATCTGCGACCTCGATGACTTTGCTATCACTCACAAACGCATGCACAAAGGCGTTTTTCCAGTTGCGAGACATATAGGATACTTCATTTTCAATCGTCGCTTTACTGTTCGCTGTCTCGTGTAAGACAATCATACTTGGCTTCCCTACGCCGTTTGCAAAAGCTGTTTTTGGTAAGCCGTTCATGTGCTGCTTTTGAATATTCACGGCGGCTTGTGTTGGCATCGAAAAGGCTACCATCAACAACACGCTTACTACTATCATTGTTACTTTTTTCAAATTCATCACTCCATTTCTCTATTTTAAGCCTAAAAAATAGCCCATTGTGGACTACGTTTTACTCCTTCTTACCTTTTTCACCAGCCTTCTCTTGCAGTAACCCAATCACTTGTTTGAGTTTACCAGGGATGTTCAAGCCCATTCGCGCGGCATTCTCCAACATGGAAATCAATTCGTTCGCGAGATAAAAGAAAATAACGGCATCCCGCAACATATCTTTATCACCCAATACAAAGTCCACTTGGTGCGCAATCGCAACCAAAATGAAAATAGCTATTTTCTTGGCAATACCTTTAAAACCAACTTTACTGCTTAGCTCCCCATTGTATATTCCTGCGAGTATGCCTGTTAGATAATCAGCAATGACGAAGACCATCAACACCTGTACCAAGATGTGCCAGCCACCGAATAGTAACCCCACTGCGGCACCACCAGCTACCATCGCTCCTTTAAATAGTTGCTCCATCTGATTCCTCCTTCGCCATGATTTGATCGGCTTCTTCTACAGTAATTTTTCCAAGTGTGACAAAGCGCATTACCTGCTCCGTGGTATAGAAACCTCGCTCAAAATGCGCTTGAATACGTGCTACCCAGTCAATCATTTACAACACTCCTTTCTCTGCCAATACAAATAATAGCTCGGCATCCTCTCGTTGGGACTGCTGAATCACAGCCTCCAGCTCGGCACTGTACAACAATAGATGGGCATTTTCTTGTTGTACCACTTCTAAATCGGAAGGCGGTGTCTGCCAGTAGGCTTCTTTTTCGCGTTCCAACTGCGATTGATCCATCACTGCTATGCCGTCCACCACGCGTACACAGTTCAACACCGTGAAAAGCGCCGGCTCGGATTGAATGGGAAGAAAGCCATCGATTTTTTCTGTTGTCCAATTATCAATAAAACCCGTTTTATTGTATGTGACATAGTACGTTTCCATTAGCCAACACCCCATATCTCGCGCAGGCATTTCGTCCTGAAATTAATACCATCCAATACACGGATATTATTCGCACTGCCCGACACACCAAGCAATCCTGTGTACACATACTTATACATCACTTTGGTCGTATCTTCTGCCACAATCGGAATCGAATGCCCCACCCCATAATGCGCTGCGATGAACGCCACAGGAATCGGATAAATCAGCCAACCCCAATCGTCTGCCCCTGTGCCCACCGTGTAATGCGAAAAGACAAGAAATAGCATTTGATACTGTCCTGCCAGCACATCTGGAAAACTCATCTTATGCCCTTCGTCCAAGTACGACGCGCCATTGAATAGTCGGGTGGCTCGTGTCGATTTTTTCAATAAATCCGCCATCCCCTGAGTCTCGTTTTGCATGCCCTTACCTTTTTCGTAGATAATGACCTGTTTATCAACGGTACCGACCTTGCCCGCTGTAATCACATTCACCGCCTTGAATAAACAGCTATACGCGCCCGTTACCGCCTTATATACGGTTTCCACTACGATATATTTATTATTTGTGAGATCGAATGATTCCTCGCTTACGACACGAACACACAGCCCACCAATGAAAATGACCGTTCCTGCTTTAATCGTATACATATTGGTTGCCCCTACTTGCGCAATCGTTCCAAAGACCCCATTTCCTGTGGAAGAAACAAGCGAGCCAATCTGGGAACGTGTATCCTCGCCTTCAATATAGGCGTCTCCGTCAAAGTTAAATACTTTCAATGCCACTACTGGTAGCCCCCTTCCTTTAATTCCTTGATTTTTTGTGTCAGAGCATTCTTGTCAATCCCTGTCGTTAACTCATAAGCATCGCTTCGCTGCCCGGCTTGGTACGTAATCGTGTAGGAGGTAATTAAATCCTTGATTCGCTCCCCATTTGCAGCACTGAACGTCACGTAATCCCCCACCTCATAATCGCGCAAAAACTGTGCCACTTTATTTTTCTGCGTTTTGAATTGGATTTCATATTCAAATTGGAGTTCTTTAAACTTCACCTGTGTTCGCTGTATTAAGTCTTCGTGTGTGATGTTTTCGCGCAAATCATAGATGTAACATTGCGGATAATCGTCTATCGCTTTTTGATCATAAAAATAGAAATCTCGATTTTCGTCTTCTCCCTGTCCCAATCCTAAAATTTGATTGTATTTATTTTTCGAGCTTTTACTTTTTTGAACTTGTTGATGCGTGATATTATTGAGTAAAATGACGCTATGACTAAGATCACGTAAGTACTTGACCTTCACTAAGATACGTTTTTTAGACACAATGAAAAGTTGATACATCATCTCATTCGCGATATTGTTTGCACGTAGAAAGGCATGTGCATTTTTCAATCGAGGCGAGAGGGAAAACGTGGTTCGATTAGGCTCGCTGTCTAGTATCACACTTGCTAAAGGAAACGCCTTTGCGATAGTCTGTTGAATGAGTGACATGGAGTTCCCAACGATTGGGCTGGCGCTAACCAGGTTAAGCCCATACAATTGGTTCATCTGCATGCCCTCCAATAGATAGCGCAGATCATAGCCATCAATGCTCACCTGTTTACCGACCGCCACCGCTTGTTTGACGACACCAGAATAGATTGGGTGCCTATCCTCCAAAATCGTAATAAAATCCCCTGTATCGATGGCTTCCGTCGTCACGGTGAGCTGAAAAGTTTGCCAGTCCCAAATATGCACCAGAAACGTGCCTTCTCTAAAACGAACGACGCCTTTTTGCTGTAGCGCTTTATCAAAAATAAGTAAATGGATCAAGGTACACTCACCCAGCTTTCAAAAATATGCAATTCGATTTTCCCTCGCAAGCTGTCACTATCGACATGTACGACGTATTTACGATTTGGCAATAAATCAAAAAATGGGACATCTGCCCAAAAATAAATCGAAATCACGAATGACATTTACACCATTTTTTGTGGTGGATAAATCAAAGTTATTGATAATCAACACTTCATTATCAAACACATTCGCATCGTACTTGATCGTTTTTATCATGCCAGAAAGTGCGTCTTTGATACGCATCGTGAAAGTCGACACTTCTCCGTATACCTTCACAATCAGTTTGGCAAGATCGTTCCCACCAATTGTCGCAATCGAGCCGTTCCCAGCCTCAAATACTTCGCCATGCTGCCATGGGTGCTTATACCTATGGAAATGCGATTCATCTGTTCCCTGTAACGAAAAGACAATCACCTGTGGCGTGGTCGCTAGCCATGTTTTAGACAAACGTGTGAAAGAGATTGTAACTTCCAAGACATGCAAAATCTCCTCTTCTACCGTGATTTCGCCAAATTCATAATTGGCAATCAATACAGGCAGATACACCTCGATCCCCGTGTCATTTTTATACAAAAGCTTTCCATGCGTTTCTTCACCTGTCGCTTTTCGAATTAGCTGATCGTAGTTTAAAATCGTGGCAATACGTTCTTGCTTCTCATAAATCGAACGGTTACTGTTGATGGCATCACGGATCTCTAGTAGCCCTGTAATGTCTGCATGCTGGAGGGATGTACTGTCCACATCCAGCTTATCCGTATAGTTGGATTCACTCACCTCATTCGTATACGAAAAACCTGCGCCAGTCAGCTCGTATAGAAAGTGTGCTTGGGGAACCGTCAAATCAATGCGTTCCCCTGCGATATTTTCATAGATGAGTGTGCGATACTGGTTCATTAAATCAAGCCCCCCAAAATGTTATTGACTTCTTTCGCAATTTTTTGTACATCTGCTTCTTCTCGTACGGTACCATTAATATGGAATGTCGCATGGACTTGTGTTTCGTTTACCACTTTTTCTTGTACCAGTTGATCTATGGCACCAAGGACACCGCCATCTTGTCGTAATTGACTCATAATCGCTGCAATCTTCGTCGCAAACGGTACCATGTGACGACCGGATAACGGGATCGCGGCTTCTTTCACACCAGGATCTTCCCCAACACCAATCACACTAGCACCGTCAAAAACGCCACCTTTTTTATACCAGTTAACACCGACGGATGGCACACTTGGTGGATCTAAACTAAACTTCCCTTTCAAGCTAAAGTGTGGGAGTTTAGGCATGCTTATCTTTGGAAACTTTAATTTCATATTGTCAAAGAAGCCTCTTACTGCATCAATCATTTCTTTGATCTTATTCTTCGCGCTAATCATGGGTTGTGTCATCGCATTTTTAATCCCATTCCATACAGCCGATGTTGTCCCTTTGATACTGTTCCAAACACCGCTCACTGTGTTCCTAACACCATTGACAGCATTTGTAATCAAAGATTTAATACTATTCCAAACGCCACTTAACATACTTCGAACACCATTCCATACGGTGGTTGTCACACTTCGAATGGCGTTCCATACCGTTGTGACTGTCGTACGAATACTCGTGACTTTCCCAAATATATAAGTCACAATCGCATTCCATACACTTACAAAGAATGATTTAATCGCATTCCAAATGGCAACCGTTACACCTCGAATACCATTCCACACACCACTAAAAAAGCCACGCAACGGCATCCAGATCGCTCGTGCAAAAGCCACAATACTTGTCCAAAGCCCAACTAAAAATCCTTTGATACTTCCCCAGACCACAGTAAAAAGCCCTTGGATAATGTTCCAAAAGGCTGTGAAAAAAGGAGCTAGCGGCTTCCAAATGGCTTGTGCCATCGAAACGATCGCATTCCAATACACCATAAGAATAGATGTAATCACCGTCCAAACACCTTGGATAATGGATTGAATAAGTAAGAAGATAAATGTAAAGACATTAACCAAGCCTTGCCAAATTGGCGTTGCAAATCCTACAATCCCTTTCCAGATACCAAGCAACCAATTACTAAATCCTTGCCAGATAATAAGTGCAGTGTTTTTAATACCTTGCCATAATCCACTGAAAAAAGTGGCTATATTGCCCCATATATTGCTGGCTAACGTTTGGATACCAGTCCATAAAGCACCTAACCACGGAACAAATGCTTCCCACTGCTCTTTTAACCACTCCACCACCGTACCCCAGTTTTTGATTAGTAATATCAGCCCTGTGATCACCAGTGCCACTGCCGCAACAATGGCGATGATTGGCAACAAAGCTGTATCCAGCGCAAAAATGGTGATGGCGAGTGCCCCAATAATAGGCGTTAATAGAACAAATACCGTCAATAATGCTGTAAAGATCGTGATTGCCATACGAATAGGTCTTGGCAAATTACCAAAACCATCGGATATTCGACCAACAACAGACATTACTGGCGTTAACGCATCCACTAAATCTTGCCCAATTGGAATAAGAGATGCCTTAATCTTATTCAAACTTTCTTGCCACTCCTGCTTGGCGCTCTTTTTATTCAGCGCATCCGACTTACCAGAAACATCATCATAAGCTTTGGAAACTTGCGACATTGATTCGATGACTTTCGTTCCCGCATCTTCTCCCATCGAACCAAAAATTTGTGAAATGGCTGCGGCTTTTTGTTGTTTGGTGGAGAGACCCGTAATCTCTTTGCCAAGTAGCTGGAATAACTGTTGGTTTGTGCCACCATCCTCTTTCCACGTGGTGAAGAGTTTTTTTAAAATTACCGCCCATTTCGCCCACTGCTTTTTCGATGGTACCATCTGCTACACGCACCCCAAACTCTTTGACTAAATCGTTTACCTTGTCGAGGTTATACGCGCCACCTTTGAGCCCAGCATCTAAGATCGCAAACATATCCGATGCGCTATAGCCATTCTCTTCGAATAACGTCGCATACTCTGCTAGATTATCACCCAATTCGTCTGTTTTATCTAAACCGTTTTGCGCCCCTGCTGTCATAAAATCAAAGGCAGTTCCTGCATCCATTTTGAATGTCATCATTAACGCATTCGCACCACGAACACTTTCGTTTAAATCAGAATCAAACGTTTTGGAAAATACGAGTGCTTTTTGAGCTACCCTACCTAAAGCGTCATCATCCGCCATCTTGCCCATATTTGTTTGAACGGTAATAATCGCCTCAGAAATTTCTTCATAGTTGTCCGTGATCCCTGACGAAAATATCTTGCTCACAACATCCCTTGTACGTGCCGCTTCCTTTCCAGTTAAACCAAGGGATTTATTAATACGTGTAGTAGCATCATCGACATCCAGTGCCGATTCAAAGGCGCCTTTGCCCAGATCAATCACTTTTTCCGCTACATCACCTAGAATTTCCGCCGCATGTAGAAAGTTCCCAGCCGTGATCTTCTTGCCCAGTTCTTCCATACTATCCGCAGAACCTTTTCCACCCTGTGCTAGCTCTTCTAACTCCATATCCAATTTAGATACCGATGCTTTGGCATTATTTAATTTGGTCGCCATCTGATTCGCTTCCACTGAATTTTTGCCATACATCCGCTCGGTTTCCATCAATTGCTGTTCCAAGTTGGCGATGACGCGCTTTGTCATATCTGTTTGCTGTTGGACATGCTTTTGCGCCAATGCAAATGTATCAGCTTCGCTCGCTGTCGCTCCCATTGCCGCCTTTTGCATCTCATACTCACTTGTTAAGCGATCACTCGATGATTTCAGCTGGTCTTGTTCGCCTTTTAACTGTCCCATTTTCTGTTGGTACTTGGTCGTTTCAGATGATGCATCTGCCTGCGCTAGCTTCAACGTATGCAATTTATCGGTAACAACACCCGTTTGATTCGCCACTTTTTGTTCTGCAATCTGAAAATCCAGTAGTTTACCTTGGAGTATGTTTGCTTCTTCGGAATTCTCGCCGTACATTTTCTTCGCTTCACCCAACTGCTTTTCTGTCAATGACACTTTTTGTTTCGCGATGTCATGTTCTCGACCGAGCTTTGCCAAGCTGGATTCTAGCTTTTCTTGTTCTGTTCCTGTGCGTTTGAGTTGTTCTTGTTCCAGCTTAAATTCTTTATTCAAGGTAGAAATACTCAGCGCCATCTCTTTGATTCCCTTGGTAAATTCCTGATTAAAGATGGAGAACTTGACCTTTGACTCTGGCTGCTTCCCCATTTAGCGTCTTCCTCCTTTCTTCTTCGATTGCCGTTCCTGTTCGCCTTGCTTCCAGTTATCAATCGCGATATTATTTTGGGCAATGAGTTGCACCGACGCTAATGGATAGTGCCAAAAAATCTCTTCGGAAATCTGGAGATGATGTACAAAAATACTATATAAATCCTCTACACAGTGGATGTCATAGCGTGGAAATCGTGTGGCTTCCCCTTGGCTTGCGTCTTCTTCTCAAAACTTTTCGCCAAGTTACTGCTACTTTCTTTTTGTAAAATCGCTGTGTAAATCTCCATAACCTCTTCATAATCAAACTCGTACTGTTCCATGAAAGCGTTGAAGCTAATATACTGCACGGGATTTGCTTGGCGATAAGCCACATACACCGACCGCATTGCAGAAAACACATCCAAGTTCATATCGACATCTGCTTGATTTCCTGTCATAGTTAGTAATTTTAGAAAGCTCCCATCAATCACTTTTTCGTGCTGTAGTTTGAATAAAGTTAATGCAATAATTTTTGTGTCAATAGCTAGTTCTTCCCCTGTCGTTAATTGAATTGTTCCTTTTGCCATACTTTTCTCCTCACTCTCGTATCGTTTCTATCCAAAATTCCTCGTAGTTCGTGCCATTTTTTGATTGCATGGAAATAGCGTCGCCAACAAGCAACGCCTCCCACGCGTATTCAAATTTGCCACCATCGTCGGTGTTCACGCCTCGACGATTACTGCCATTTAATTGGATGTAAATCTTACTATCCGGCGCATGCACACCAACAATATGCGGATTATCTGTCGTTACATTCTCTTGCAATGGATCAAAACCTGCGTATGCCTCGATAATATCTGGATACCTCATGCCATCACTCCCTTACTGTCCATTCAGCTGCCGTGGCATACGTCGAGCCAATTTTCACTTCTGCTTTAATCACATCGCCAACTGCTACCGACGATAAGCTAGACCTGTATTGCCCCGTTGTGTCTACGGGCACCGTTGTTTTGGTAACACCATTTTGCCATGTACGCACTTGTAAGCCGGCTTCACTTGTTCCAGCTACCACTCGCCTCGCTGTTGTGACTGGGTTTAAAGTAATACGTGCTTTGATGCACTCAAATTCCAATGGCATTCCTAGTACCTCAGTGCCTGATCCTGACTTGCCGTAAACGACTCTGCCAATGTATTTTTGCCCTGCTACTAGATTAGCTGTGGCATAAAATTTGATGTCCCCATTTGTAATTGTCCCGTTTTTGTACCATGTACCATCCTCTTTAAACACAGCGAAAGCCGTCACATTCGGATCGTTGACTGTTTCCCCTAGCAGGTAGGTGATGCCATCGATGTGTGGTGCTTTTAATGTTGGGATGGCGATGGGTGTCATGTGTGTGATGATCTTTGATTTCTCCCCTTCCAATCTTCCGTCTACCGCTGCGACACGCGCGCTATAGTTCGTCATCGGATGGAACGCTTGCATGGTCATCTGATTCGTAGCTACGACAATAGGTGTCGTTTCCTCCCCCAGATAGAATCGATAAGCGGTCGCATTTTCTACCGCGTCCCATGCATATGTCAGCGTTGTGTCTGTACTGTCGATCACACGGAAGTTTTGGGGAGCCTTAGGGTGTTTCGTATGCCATCTCTGGTGTGAATTTTGTCAGCCAGTCTTCAATAAGCTGGGCATCCTCCACTTCATCCACAAAGGCTTCATACACGATTTCACCAAAGGAATCCTGTTTCGCGGATAGCTCCAGCTCTGTTTCCGCGACTTCCTCACCGCCATTCTCGATGGTTTCGGAATAACCAGATGTCGTCGATGCATTCGGTAGCGCAATCAATTTAGTCGTACCGTACATATCCAGCACTTTTGCCGTAAACACAAAGGGCTTTGGTTGCGAATTTCGCCCATACGCAAACACGCCTGTTTTCAAGCCTTGATTATGGAATCCTAAAATGGTACGAATCACATATGGCGGGAAATGCGCCGAAATATTCGCCGTTCCTTTGTCTGGTTTCGCTAGTTCATCTGTCACCACGCCTTCACAGGTACGCTGGATATTTTTCATCTCAGTTTCAAAATCGTACTTCCCCACACACCCAAATTTGGTACCGACTTCTTGTGTCTTTGTCGCCCGATCCAAAAATTGAATACTTGCTTCTTTAATTTCATAACTTGAAAAATCTTCAATAATGGTTCCTACCATGTCTCTACTTCCTCCCTATTCGTTGATGATGCGATCCATCGCTTGATTTAGCTTTTCCACGATCTTAGGTGTCGCATCTGCCACTCCTACCTCCATAAATTCCTGAGGGTTTTTGTTCTTATTGCCCAGCCCTTTGTTCGGAAACACCAAATAGCGAAAACGCGCTTTCGGTTTTATCTCTACACTCAGGTTGGAGGTCACCACTTGAAATGGCTGGCTGGTTTTCGCATGTTTTTTCCGTCGATTTCTGCCGTTTACTTTGGAAATAGGTAATCGTTGAAGGATATTTTCCTGAATCAGCGTCGCCCCTTCGCGATGGATCACCTGATTAAGCGCATTTTCCGATTGCTGCGGTATTTGCTCGATTTTCTTTTGCAACTGTTCAAAGTCAGCGAAATCTATGCCAAACCTAACAGCCACGGCGCTTCACCAAATGTGTAAATGTGAAAACTTCCGTGTCCAGAAACGCATCTGTATCGCCTTGTTGTTCGCGATCTGCCTCTGAATATCGAAACCGCAATCCTAGATTCTCTAACGTATCAATCAATGCCAAACAAATGTCGTCTGTGATAACCTCCATGCACACATACACCACGATCCGTTTCAGCATACTGATTTGATCGCCTTTTTCTGGTCGTTCCATGCCGCCTTTAAAGAACAGGACATATGCTTCTACTGGTTCTTCTTCGTCCTCCGATACTTCCCCATAAAACACAGCCAGTCCGGTTGCCGCTTCAATCGCTTGTTTGATTTTCTGCTCGTTGATCACGCACATCCCCTACTTTCTGTAAATACCAAAATAAACGCACATGTCTATCCGCATCAATCGTGATGACATCATAGACTTGTTCGTTTATCTGCACTTTTTGATATGTCTTCGCGCCCTGTCGAAAAGGCGTCTTGACTTTGATATCTAAAATACTCCCCATCGTACCACACAGGATGCGATCTTCTTGGCGAATGCTCATTTCTTCGTAGAACAATTTTTCCACAGGCACAAATTTCTTCTCACTCTGCCGGCGCCCCGATACCGTCCGAATCGTCGTCACCCTACCATAATGTAAAACCCCATCGTTATAGCTGTTATGGGCTACTTTTTGCATCGTTTGCACACTCCTTGATGGCTTCTTTCCATTGCAAGCTTTGGATTTCTTCGATAAAATTCGGTTGAAAATACTCATAGGAGTTGTTACGGATATAACGACAACAATCCAGCAACAGCTGCCTGCTATCGTCCTCTTCCGCAAATGTGAGCGCTGGGCTAACAATCGTCTGTAAATTCGCCATGGCTCGCTGAATATCACGTGTAATGCGACGATCTTCATCGTTCCATGTGACCTGTAAATAGTCTTTCACTTCTTCTAACAACGCTGTTGGCACATCAACTGTCATGGATATCTGCCTCCTGTAGTTTCTTCACCAGATACGTAGTCCGAGTATTCTTCGCATAGTATACACCTCGACGATCTAGTGCGGCTTTTACGTCCGCCCGTGTCATGTCTACATATCCCCGACTAAGCTGCTGGGGTTGCGGTGGGCGTCTTTACATTCACATCAAATGCCAGCGATGTATCCATGTTTTCAATATCGAACACATAGAACGATGCATTATCTTTGGGGCGTCCTGTCGCATATTGCTTGGCATAATAAATCGTTTCATCATCCAACAAGCGTACTTGATCCGATGTTTTGATTTTCTGCTCTGATCCGATTCCCATGAAATAATCATTCCCTAGCCCAGCAACCATACGCCCGACAGGTACCGCGCTGGATTCTATAATCGTGGCTGGGATTGGCAAAATACCCGCGACATAGGTGCCTTGTGGCGTCAACATTACCGTCGATGCCCAGATTTTAGCCCAATAATCCAATGGGTTCACAATCAGTAACACATCGGAAACACTGCGTTTACCTTCGCGTGTGAGTGGTACCATGATCTTTTCTGCCAGCGTCAATGGCTTCAAGTCTGGTAACACCGTCGCCTCTTTATCCACGTATTTGCCATCTGTGACGTTGTTAATATCCTTCATCATGCCGATGGGCTGGTCTTTTCCTGTGCCTGCAATGATGCCAAACTCTAGACCTAATGCCATCGATTCCGCTAAAACTGTGCGCACGTACAAGTCCAACCACTCAACGCCTAAATCCAGCATAGCGTTACAAATCGGGATATATGCCGATAATTTGTAGAGACTTGTGGATACTTTATCGAAGCCTTTATCCAACACTTCTTTGATTTCCGCGCATAAAGGACCCCACCATGCCGTCTGTACTTCCCCAATCGAGATAATCCACTCCGTTGTTGCTGTCGTATTGACAAAATCAATCTTCGCCAGTAGCGGATGTTTATTCACAAGGTCTTCAAATACGCGTTGAAAAACGGTTGGCGGCATCAATTTCTCCGTTCCCGCAAAGCCATTCCCAGCGATGACTTCGTTATAATACGATTGCTCATCCGTTGTTAATGGGTTAAAGCCACGCTGAGACAATACCGTCGTGTCGTTCATTCCTGCCTGCATCGTTTCGCGCGCCTCCGCCATAATACGGTGCATCATCGCATCCGACAACTCCGCGAACGCTTCGACTTGTTGTTCTTCTGTCCCGTCTCGCATCGTATTGACGAAATTCCCCTTCAATTCCTTTTCCGCTTGCTTGTGTGCTTGTAGTGTTAACATTGGCATGTGTTTTTTTCCTCCTCATGAAAAAAAACACTATTGGTTAAATCGCCCAATAATGTTTAATATCGTATTTTGTTTTGCTGTTTTTGACAGTACAGCTTGTGGTGTACTAAATGGCTTATTTCTTTGATTGGCACTATATTTCCCCACAATACTCGCCACTGTCTCTTCCTCCATTGCTGGTTTTTCTTCGGGTTCTGAGACTGCCAATATCAATAGCTTCTCCAATCACATCACAAAAACCAAGTGCTTGGCAATCATCTGCGGTCAGCCATTCTTCATTGCACAATAAAATATCAAGCTCGTTCGCGGCTCCCACAAAACGCCCCATGTAGCTAGCGGTCACCGATTGATCGATTTTATCTAATACCGTCGCTTGTTTGCGTAACTTCTCCGCATTGCCATAAAGAAAAGTCGCCGCTTTGTGAATCATCATCATCGTATTCGAAGGCATGTGAATCTCGTCCCCCGCCATCGCAATAACAGACGCTCCACTGCCGGCTAAACCATCGACGTGCATCATGATTTTTGCGGGGTGCGCTTTGAATAAGTTCTGAATCGCAATGGATTCGAATACATCCCCGCCACCCGAATGAATGTGCACATGAATCGTATCCGCTGTAATCTGCTCCAATTGGCTACGTACCGCCTCGGAGTTAATATCCGCGTACCAACCAGCTCCAATTGTGCCATACAAATACATCGTCGCTTGGTTATCTGTCACACTATTGAAAAACTCCAAACGTTTGGCAATCATCGGCATCGTCTTACTCGGCATCCCTGTCACCTCCTTGTGCAAGCATCTCCTCACTGCCCTGCACCGCATAATTTTTCGAAATAAATCGTTGGTTATTTTCTGGCAATCCTGTCCGCTCCTTTCCAACCATTGCCAAGTTATCATCAATGGTGTTGGTTCCTGTTCTAAATAACAATTCCAGCGCACTGGCACTATCTTTCAAATCAATCACCTTGATACGGCTCGTGTCCATCTTCATGTAGGTTCGCTGTAATACCAACGCTTTTCCGTACAGTTTACGGTTTCCTTCATCGCTAATCATTTCCGCAATCGGATTTAAGCCGAACATTAAAAAGGCGTTCATCTGCTCATTCAAGCCAACTGTATCGCCTTTCGCGACGCCCCATGGGAGATGAAAGCTCGTCGTTGTCATCTCAAACACATCATCGATCATCTTTTTAATATCTCGTGACTCTGCGATTTTGGCTTTGTTCTGTTCCAATTCTTCCAATAGATGCCCTTCTTGTAACGGCAATACCGCGTCTTTTTCGGATAAGAAAACCCGTATTCGATTCGACAATAAATTACGCATCTCTTCTTGTGCTTCCTTTGTTTGCGCCAATTGTCCCTTCGTTTTATACAAGAATTTTCGACTATTCAATTTCTTATAATTCGATACACCCTCGGAGATCAGATCCCCATATAAACGATAAAAGCCATCAATCACCGTTTTCGTTTTTTCGATATTCAGCGTGAGATGCATCACCTTAGATTCTGGAAATAACGCGCTGACTGCGTAATCTTTCAAGACAATATTAGAATAAACATTTTCACGAAAGGCAAATTTGTGCTGGGAAAAACTATCCGCCACATACATCGCGTTTCCCATCGAGAAAATCAACACCTCATTCTCATACACCAATTTATACACGGCTTTCTTCCAAAACTCCGTGGCATTCTGATTGGGATTGGGTTCGATATTGAATAAATACCAATCCTCCCCGCGCGTCTCTTCCCCTGCCACAAACGTCTGAATATCCGCTTTTGCCAATGCATTCGCAATCTTATTGACACACGAATCAATTGCCCATTTTTTAATAGCTAGTTCTGACAACTTTTTCGCTGGCAAAGATTGAAACGACTGGTCGACCAAACTTTCAGTGGTTGCCTCTCGAAATAAGCCCTTTGCCCACTGCATCACGCCCACACACTCACCCCCCCTCTAATACGTGAAAACATCGAAGTCCATCCAAGCACTCGGCTCCACTAATTCATGATCAAAATTCAAGGCATGGGTAAACGCGAAAAACCCATCTGTTTTCCGCTTCTCTTTGTCTATTTTTTTGTACTCTTTATTGCCATTTCCTAGTTCATCCACATAGACATTCCCCACAAACCAACGCATCAACGGATCATCTGGGAAGACAATCGTTTGGTTGATAAACATATCGTCAATCATCGGTGCCAACTTACTGTGCGTGACATTACCACGACGCACCACGTCCACTTCAAAACCTGCCTCTTTTAATTTGACACCTAGAATCGATTCGCGGAACGTATCCATCGCAACCTTTTGAATGCCGTAGGTTTGGAGTTTCTCCTTTAACCAGTTCACCACGCGTTCTGGCTTAATCGATTTATCGGTTTCGATGATCGTGCATAATCCCTTACTTTTTGCAATCTCGATAATATCCGGATTGATGTCTTGGAGCTTCAAAGCCAAGTGATGAATAAAGGTGTGTTGAATCCAGTAACGCTTGCCGTTGTATTTCAGTAGCAAGCCCACCGTACAAAAATCGCGTACATCGGCAAAATCGACGCCAGCAATCGCGGTAGCACCTTCTAGCTCTTTCGGTAACACCTGATTCGTTGCCAGTATATCCTCATATGTCGCCACTTGATGTTTGACCATCTCCACGGGAAAATCCATGCGCTTGGTCAAAAACTCGGCATGCATCACCACATCCGTCACCGCACCATCTACTTGGCAATCCTCCCATTCTTCCAACATCGTTTCGTATAGTTCCTCATTATGTGGTAGCGACGGGTTTGCCATTTCCCAATTCGTTGGATCGAGCACTTGTTTCTCGTGATCCAATTTGCAGATAAACGGGAACAATTTATTTTTCGGTAAACTTTGAAAATTGTCTAGTACGTGTTTCGCCTTGTCTTTCATATCATCCAAGAACCCGCCGCGGACATACCCGTCTGTGGTCAGATAAAACGTTCGTCCATCTGGTACTTTCCCCAACGCCGAGCGAAACACCTTAATCAGTTTCTTGCCTTCGTACTCATGCACCTCGTCAAAAAAGATGGCACCTGGTCGCAGTCCATCTTTCGTTTTGGCATTCGCCGTATGGTATTGTACTTGTGCTTTCGTGAAGCGATGTTGAATCAGCACTTTCGTTGCCGCAAAGACCTTTTTCAACGTTTTTTCATAGGTTGGGTCATCCAGCACATTTTTAATATCCGTGAAGCTGGTCTTCGCTTGCTTTTCGGATGTCGCTACAAATTCGATGTGGTAATGCTTGATTTGGAATTGTTTCGACATCATATAAAAGCTCAGGTACGCGGCATAGCCATTTTTACCGCCACCGCGCCCCATCATAATCAGAATCTGATTCCATACCAAACGCCCAGTATCTTGATAGCGCGCTCCGAAAATACACGCATTCACAAATTTTTGCCATGGATACAGTGTGAAAGGAAAATAAGGCGCTGGGATATTTACTGAATCCTCAATGGCTTGGTGATCGATAACCACATTCGGATCATCCAGTTTGTGTTTGATCATGCGTACCAGTTTCTTTTGTTCCTGACAAACTTTCAGCTGCCCTATCCGTATATACCGGAAATACACATCGATGTACGGATGGTATTTATAAGTCTGGCATGTCGTCATCGATGGCACCCACTGGCGGTTCGATCGCTCCCAGCACTTCCAGTAAGTCGGTCATCCGCTTACTGACTTTGGGCAATTCAACCACGGCGTCTGAACGTTTGCGACCTGTTTGAGTCCCATTTCGCCAAACCACCATTGCCCCTTTTGTTTTGATTTCCTTCTTTAATTCCTCTTTTAAATCCCATAATGCCAAATAATCGTCCACAAGGTCTTTGTATTGCGCCCCAACGATTCCGCTTACTTTTAACTGCTCCAATAAGTCACGCCTGATCAACATTCGAATGGTTTCCCGCTTGACCGCTGGCACAACAACCACCCCCTCATATGCGAATTTCACAAAAATATTTTTTCCGACCTACCTCCCCCGTTGTCACACCCTCCTTGAAAAATACAAATTTTTTTAAGGGGGGTCTACAGATTAGGATAATACTTCTCGATAAAAGAAATCACCGTATCGATTTCATGTGTCGAGAACGTGGTGTACTTCATTACTTTGTCTTTGTTGGTTTGCACAAGCACCTTGACACCCGCAAGCTTCATACCATGACAACGGTTCAGTACGACGCTGTCACGGATGTTGCGGTACGCTTGGTACATGATGTACTTGAGTCGGTCGCGGATATAGACGCTGTATGTTTCAAAGTCATCCAGCGTGTAGACGCTACCTTCGTATTCTATTTTCAATGTTGCTCACTTCCTTAGATTAAGATGGTTGTCAGCGCTAAAGCAAGAAGGCTCGCACTACATACAATGCACAGACACCGCTTTGTCGCCCTGTCCTTCTCTGCGATAGTCCCAATAAAGCTGATGACAAGCACAAGCAGGAACAACATGATTATAATTGAAATCATACGTCACCACCTTTCTTCGCTCATAAAGCGTTTGGACTTCGCTTTCTTTTGATTCGGTAATCGATTGTGCTCTTTGTTGTGGCATGGATTACATAAGCTTTCGAGATTGGATAAAGTCAGCGCTAGCATTGGCATATCCTTCACATACTGTAAATGATGCACGCAATCCGCTTTCGTATAAAGTCCATGCTTCTTGCATCGCTGGCATTCGTAGTTATCCCGTTTCAGCGCAATCTCTCGCAGTTTTCTCCATTCCTTGGTTTTGTAAAATTTGATAAGCTGATCCGTTAGAATATATTGTAATAACTTTGTTGTTAGTTTCATAGGGATTACCACACTCCAAAAAAAAGAACCCTTCAGGGCTCTTTCTAATTTTCTTCTCTATCCAATTCATATGCGTCTCTAAACTTTTCATATTCTATATTAGAAATAGTTTGTTCATCCCTTACCTTTTTAAATAAGGCAGCCAGCAATGCAAATTCTTTATCGAATGTTAAATTTTTTCGCTCTAGTTCAGAAAGAAACGATCTGACAGTTGCATTTTTCCCTTCACGACTAATAATATCTATCGCTATGTTACTTAAAGTTTCAGACTCCTCCATTGAAAGGATTTGAGAAGCTTTACGTACAACAGTACCACCTTTTTTGATTCCACCAGTCTGTACTAGTTCGCTTAAAAGATTTTCTATTTGATCTAACCGACCAAGTATATACTTTTCTGACGTAGTATCAGAAGCTTTAATAACAGCCTCCGATTCAACTGCGCTTATAATTGGATTTTCTATCTTATCTCCTTTTTCAATAGCATCTAAAAATTTAGTGAATGTTGCTTCTAATGCAATCGCGCCTGCTATATCATTAGTATAAAAAATAATTCTTTGATCCACGATATCAAAAGGCAAGTTCGTATTATCTTCTGCTAATATAATAACTGGCTTAGCAAACGAATGGCGTATCGCTAGCTCGTACATAACATTAGGGTTAAGTGTAGTTAAATTAGCTACCACCAAATCATCATTTACCAAATGCTGAATAATACTTTTATTAATAGATCCTGATGTTGATATTTTGTGAGATACATGTGTATCATATCCCCTTTTCTTTAAAATAGGATTGATAACTCCGTCTAATATTCCATCAGCATGCCTTCTTATATCGGAACCATCAGAACCGATAGGTGTTACCATAAAACAGCTTTTTAATTTTTTTAACTTCTTCCACTACTTGTTTTTCTTTTTGTTCGCTCATCTGCTTCCCTCCCTGACTATATATTACCAGATAAGATGGACAAAGAGCAATAACCTGTGATTGTTTTCTTCCTTTCATCTATATATGGCAACACTACTATATTATCAATCAATAAATGTAACATATCTAAGATTCTGTAGCTTTTGACATACTCCTAAAAACCATTGGAAAACCTAGCTTTACAATGGTTCCATCTATTTAACACAACATATCTACTTTGAGTATACATTTACCAACGATAATACTATTATCGATTGCCATTCAGCCGGTATGAATGGTAATATTAAAGAATAGAAATATATGGATTGAGCTGTTATCACTACCACCTATTTGAAGGGAGTAATTTTATGAGCAGTAATTTAATATTTTTCACAAAAAAACAAAGTAACAAATTACTATACAGTGAGCATCTAAAAAATAAAGACTTCCAATGGCTGTATGATCTCTTAGAAAAAGATAATCATTTAACTACCGCTAGAATACCAGCAAGTAAATTGACAATGCTAAGCGAAATGCATGATACTCTCCTAAATAAATCTATGGATGAGTGGATTCAGCATAAATCTCCTAATGGGCAACATATCGAGGATAGAGGAGAAGACGAAGGCAAGTGGATGCACTGCTCCTTGTGCAATAAGAAAAATCGATATATATACTATATTAAAAACACTGTTAATAGTGTCACCTTAAATGTCGGTAGCGACTGCATAACTGAATTCGGGAGTTTAGCGGCAGGGGCACAAAGTGGGAAACGTATGCTTCAAAACAATGCTCTTAGAGCTAGGAATTTACAAAAATTACTGACTGTAATTCCAGGAGCACGCAAACGTATCTCTGATTGGTCAAAATTCGTTTCCGATCTAGCAATAATACCACCTTTTACAGTTACAAAAGAATACGATGAGCTGGGGAATGATGCAGAGCTTCTTTATGAAAAAATATTAAATAACAATAAAAATGATGATTATATAAGAAACTTGCAGTTGTTATTTAACTCCGCGGATTCTCTTCAAACGGATATTCTTGAATATATCAATAAAAATAAACACAGAAAATTCATACTCACAAAAGAACAAGCTCATTGGATTCGAACAAATCAAACAGAGCATTATACCCAAATTTTAGAGCTAGTAAGAAAAAGTGAGTATGGTCTAATTTCACTGCAGTCCGCCAAATTAATAAGAGATCCTCATTTTTTGAATACTTTCATGATCGTATACAACACAAAAATAATGCAATTAAACGACGATATATGGCATAAACAGGAATTAGCTCGAAATAAATATATTTCGTCCGGAAATGTTCAGTTTGAAAATGAATTCCCAGAAATTACTGATACCACCAATGGAACTTTCACATATAAATTTAGATCACTAACCAACATTGTATTTAAAATCAGCTCTACTAAATTTATTAGCCTACTTGGTTTTATTGTTTTCAATTCTACTATCAACCATAACAATAGTATACTACGCCTAATTATGGATTCTTCAATCCCTGATGTGCAAAGTTCCGAGGCTATGTTTTATCAAATTCAGCTCATTTTTGATGGGAAAATAATTTTCAATGAGTTTCAACCGGCATTTCAGTATGTTGACTTCGCATTTTTAGTAAAAAGCAGCCTTGATACATCTGGAGTTAAACACTATACACATATATACAAAAGATATAATAGCAATGACTTCATTTCAAAAATGAGCACCGTTATATTCCGAAAGAATAAAGATGCTCTGAAAAAATATTTAGATGCAGAGTGCCTAAATACTTATTCAGAATCGGAATACAATAGCGCTAGAGAATTCGATCGAGATCTCGACATCGCTAGAAGAAACACCTTCACATCATAAAAGATGAATTGAATCAATACACTGCATAAAATTAGTCTACCCATTCTATATTTTCTATGCAGTGTATTGTTATGCTAAAACTATTTTATTAGCACAGCAATTGGTATACTCACAATATATTAAAAATCATACATTGGTTTTTACAAATTAAATTTTAACATTTTACTATCTAACTCATCTTGTTGTATGCCAATATAAATTAACGTTTCTTTCTGATCTTTATGATTAAATATCTTTTGGAGTGCTACTATATCTTTAAATTGCTTATAAAAATGATAACCAAAAGTTTTTCGTAGCGTGTGGGTTCCAATATTTTCTAAACCAAATTTTTCTTGCAGCCCTTTTAATATGCGATATGCGGTAATACGCGTAATTGGTCTATTAATCCCCTTTTGGCTTCGAAACAAATAATCCTGATCATCTAAATCTACTACATACATCCCCAAAGCTCTCTTCACCTCTTTCGGAATAAGTATCTTCTTCTGCTTATTCGTTTTCTGCTCGCGTATTACAATATGATTGCCACGTATATCCCTCACTTTCAGCCGTAATAAATCACTAATACGAAGCCCCACATTGATGCCTAGAAAAAATAAAATATAATCACGTTGGTTCTTAACCAACAAATAACGCTTGATTTCCGTAATCGTATCTCGATCACGTATAGGCTCTACTACGTTCATTATTTCGCCTCCAATTCTGATTCATACGCCAACACATACAAGCTTTTTTGCTTCTGCTTCTCAATCTTTTTTCGTGCTTTTTGTAAATGATCCTCTACTGTATTTTTCGCAATCCCCAAATACTCTGCCACTTCTCCAATCGAAAACATGGATTGCTTATTCAGTAAATAGCACTCTTTTTCTCGTGGTGACAAGCAACCAATCAATTCATGCAACATACTCCGCTCCAGCTCTCCCAACTCTTTTTCTGCTGCTGTTTCAGGTTGTTGGTAGTTCAAATAATCCAACAAATAATTATCTGCCAATACCGTTCTTTCTTCCATTGACGCCTTCGCTGTTCGCTTGTAATCCCAAGGAGAGCAACCAGTTTCCATATAAAGAATCGCCTTATCTAAACTGGAGCTAATGCTACTCCACAAATTCCTATCATCCTGTAGCCCTGCACTCGCCTTTTTAATATTGGCATGCCTTCTCGCCACTTTGTATTCAAAAATCAAATCATCCAACATCTGTTTCCCTCCAATAAAATACGCCATATCCTGAATATGGATATAGCGCATTTCTCCATTATTCAATTGTTTTCCATATAAAATCGCGTATCACTGGTCATATCCAGCGTCATACATGCGCTTATCCCTTGTTCTGTAAAAAGTAACTCGACAGCGTGCATTGCCTCCGCTTTCGTTCGGTAGTCCCGATAGAATGCAAAGCTGGTAGGTGTTCGCATATAGACATGGTACTTTAACTTCATGCCTTGCCACCTTCTACACATTTAATCCTTTGATACACGACATCCGATGCTACTCCAAACAGTTGGGCTAGCTGTCTACCACTCAACTCGTATTTATTCCGCAACTGCATCAATAACAAATCATCGAAATTGCTATTCATCCCAAACAGTATATCTTCTTCCTCTGCTATCGTTGCCAATAAATAGCTCTCCTGCAATTCTTTGTTGGTTTCTTCCATCCCTTCCAACTTTTCCTGTGCTTCCACCCTAGCAACATTATCCGACATATGCGCAATGCGTAAAACATGCTTTCGATACGCTAGACGGCTTGCTTTTAGCTGTTCACGAAAGCGCCTTATCGTTTCTGAATTATGATCCATCTGATTCTCCCCTAACATAAAATATGCCTATCGTAATGATGCGCATGCTGATCCAGAGCCTGTTCCACTTCCTGCTGGTCATAACACACCGTTTTCCCCACCTGCTTATCACCCTTCACCCACACAATAATGGAATATGGTTCTTGCCCTGAAAATCCAATATAATTGACTGGCATCGCTCTACCTCCTTATTTTTAATCGAACGAAATACTTTGAATCCGATGATCGCTGGTATTCTCAAACTTGATAATGTAATGATTACTCAACATCCGTGAAATCAACTTTTCATCATAAAGCTGTTGGATGCCTTTCACACTAAGGTTCGTCGTAATAATCGTGCTTTTATCTCTACGCCCATCCAGCACGCCATACAACACGCGATGGACAAAATCACTTGCCGTATTCTCCTTCTGAATAGAGCCAGACTCCGCGCCCAAATCATCCAGCACTAAAAAATCCGCATTGACCAATCGACTGATATAATAATCCTCATCCTCTTTACCTTGATAACTCGGCTTGAAAGTTTTCCGTATCTCACGCATCAAATTATCCACCTTGATAAAGAGGCACGTTTTCGGCAGTTTCGCATTGAGATTATTCAAAATTGCCATAGCTAGATGCGTTTTCCCAACACCAGCATGTCCAGAAATCATCGTGTTAAATACGACACCTTCCTTGTACTTCTTCATCGCCGTTATCGCTCGCTCTTTATTACTTGCCGCTTCACTCTCTGGCGTCGTTTCATATGCTTCAAAATTAGCGTGTTCAATCGTGTAGTCTGAAAATAAACTGTCTGCTTGCAACCGCCCGTTCTGAAATTGAACACGATATTGCTTTATTTTTTCTTCCTGCTCTTTTTGAAAAGCAAGATTCATGTCATGCGATTTGCACAAAGGACATGTAAGTACACCATCAATAATGAGCTTTCTTACGTCTTTTTTCAGCGGATGCACCACCTCGCTATTGCAAAAAGAATCGCTGTACTGCACATTCACCTTGGAGGCATCAGAACAATCCTTCAAGCTGTTGATTTGAATCACATGGTCGAGTATTCCCGCTAGCGGTTGAAGCTGTGACATCTCGCATCCCTCCTTTTTGATTTAGGTACGATTCAAACTTCGCACCAAATAATGTTTCTGGTCTTAGATATTGGGCGAATTGGGGATCTTTTTTCCAATCGCGACATTTCTTACTTATCACCTGTTGAAAATCTGCTTCACTGAATCCTTCATCCAATCTAGCCTTAATAAGTTGCTGGGTTCTTTTTGTTGTCGCTCTGTAGTTAGTATCAGCATTAGTATTTAGAAAGTTGACTATATCTTTATATAAGTTAGTGTTTATTATATTAGTATTAATAGGGTGTACCTCATTCACTAGGGTCGGTGTATCAGGTACACTAGGCTGGGGCACACCGTTTACCATGGGTAGTGTACCTGATGCACTACCCACTTTTTTAGGTTTCTTTAATATATAGAGATTACTTGTTTGATTACCCACGTCATTTAATCTTTTTCTTTTTACTAAATAACCTTTCTTAATAAGTGATTCAATGGTCGTTATAGATTTTTTTCGGGAACATTTTACTCGCTCTGCCATTTTTGAAAATGAAGGAAAAGCCATACCATTGTTAGCTAATCTGAAAATATATTGAATAATCGCTAGTTCATACACGTCCAAATCTCCATTATCATATATAGCATTCGGTACCTGAAAAAATTGATTGTCCCACCCATTCTTTATTTCATTTTGCATATCATTAGACTCTCCTTCTATTCCTATCTTACTCATCTAATAAAAATTAAATATATATACGTCGAATATGGTATAATTTCTCTAGAAAAGAGGTGATTTTATTTTATCTATACTCCCATTTGTAAAAACTAATATTATTTCTATCGCTGCGTTTTTTGTAGCTTTCGCAACCTTCATTGTGACTTTCGCTAATTTCTGGAAGAATAGAGCTAATATCGAGTGTCTCCAGCCAAGTGCCAGCTCATCTAATTTAATAGCACCTGATTTCATAGATGCTGAAACTCCTGATGGTTATTGGGGCGAAGATTATCGTATTTTTATTGATGTTATAATTAGCAACCGAAGTGCTCAACCTATCTCAATAATAGAATTCCAACTAAATAACTCCTTAATATTCAATTCCTATACAGACTATGGTTCAGAGTATACTACCACGGTATCCCCTTCCAATAAAGAACTGAAAAATGGAGTCTATTCGTATGGAGATTCTAAACACATCTCTATTAGAACAAAAGATAAGCTTTTAAAACCTGTATTAAATATTCCGGCGTACACATCTGTACGTGGTTGCCTATTTTTCCATACAAATGATAGGTCATTAGCCAAAATCCAAAAAAATAAATTGTCTATAACCACTTCTAGAAAAAACTTCACATTCAAAGTAAATATTCCTAATTTCCACGAGTCTCAAAAAAAGCTACCCGCGGAAATTGTAGAAGCTAGGGAGCTAGAATTTTAAATAATTCTACTCCTTTTTCATTTAAAATAAGCGCCTCTCCTAACTCTCAACTCACATGCCCTTAAGTGTAAATACTCCAATAATGGCTTTGTTTCAAACTTCCAACGATTTCCTTCTAAAAATGCGCTAGTCTCAAGTAATCTAACATCTTTCAAATGATCTTTTTTAAATGTAGGAATACTGACACTCGCCATTTCCGCTGCTTCCTCAACCGAAACAATTGGTTTATATACTAAATGAATCTCTGCTTTCGGTGGTTGAAAATGAACCACTATTCCTTCTTCATTACTCGATGTTTATACATAAAATCCTCCTCACTGAACGCTTCTTACTGTGAACCTCTTTGGTAAAAATATTTGTTCTGGTGCCACCTCTAAAGCAGCAGCAATTAATTTAGCCTTTTCGCTATCCACACTTCTTATACTTCTTTCAATTTGAGATAAATAGCCCTCTGGCAAACCCGTTTTTATAGATATACATAGTAAAGAAAGCTTTTTGGATCTTCTAACTTCTCTCATTGCGTTGTTCAT